ACTTCGGCAGCCGGGAGTATTACAGCATGGACCGGCTCCAGAACATCGCCAACAGCACCTTCTACGAGGACTTCGCCAACTGGGTCGAAGCTCAGGAAGCTGCCGGCAGTTTTCCGGAGCTGCCGGAAGGTATGCACCCGGAACAGCTCAGCGTGCTCTCGTCTGGCTATATGTTCGACGAGTCCATGAGGAATGCACGCTACCAGATCCAGTTAGAACTCATCTATCACAAGGAGGCATAAGCACATGAAAAAGATCAACCTTCAGCTCTTTGACGAGAGCCGTGCTGCCCTGCTCCGCAATGCCATCGCGGACTATGCCGAGATCGACGGCACCTACGAGCTCATGGGCACCGGCTTCACCACTCTGGACGAGAGCCCCAACGCACAGACCGACAGCGAAACCTACATCAATGAGAGTACCGCGTCCACCGACATCACCGGCTACGAGACGGAGTTCTCCTATGAGTCCCGTCTGATCCCTTCCCAGAAGGCGATCTACAAGCTCTGGAAGATGGGCCGCGACCATGCGACCGGCACTGACGCCCAGCTGAAGTACGTCCGCGTCGAACTGTTCAACCCCATCGGCGAAGCTACTGAGGCCGCTGCCGAGTTCACCGCCCGCCTGTTCACTGTGGCCAATGAAGTCAGCGACAACTCCGGCGCCGGCGGCGAAAAGATCAGCGTCTCCGGCGTGCTGCACGCGGTCGGCGATCCCATCCAGGGCAAGTTCGACACCGTGAGCAAGAAGTTCACGGCGGGCACCTTCGCCGGTAAGTACGACACCCCCGTCGCGTAAACAAGTAAACACTGGCTCCGTACTACTGGCCCAGCGAGGGCAGTGAGCGACCAGGCACCAGCAGGCGCAACGGTGCAGCCTGCTGGCGCTCTTTTTATAGCACCGACCAGAGGAGGACAACAGAATAATGGAATTGATTATTAACGACGTGAAACTCGAAGGCGATCTGATGGACGCGGACTTCATGGAGAAGTTCGAGCAGTCCATGATCAAAATGCGCGACACGGCTCAGGCCAAAAAGCGCGAGAACTTCCCGACCGCCGCGGCCAACTACCGCGCCCAGTGTGAGGTGGTCAATGTGTGCTTTGACGAGATTTTCGGCGCCGGGACGGCCGACAGGCTCTTCCACGGCAAGATGAACGTCATGGAGCACCTGAAGGCCATCGAGAAGGTCAGCGAGTGGGCTGCCAGTGAGCGGAAGACGCTCAACGACTTCACCAACCGCTACACCCAGCGCCAGCAGGCTGCCACCCGGCAGATGCGGACCGTGCAGTTCGTCTCCCAGCAGCACGGTCACGGCAAGGGTAAAAGACACTGAACCTTCTGATCGACGGCCTGCCTGAGGAGGTCGAGATCGCGGGCCAGCTGGTCCCGATCACCACGGACTTCCGCACGGGGATCCTGTTCGAGGAAGTCCTGCAAGACGGCCAGCTCGATGACCTGGAGAAACTCAGGACCGCGCTGGATCTCTACTTCCCGGGCGTCGTCTTCGATGGCGACGTGCTCGACGAGGCGATCAGCAAAATGATCTGGTTTTATCGCTGCGGCACGGATCCCGCTGAGACGACGGAAGAAGACGCCACGGACAGCAGCGACAAGGATCCGCCTTTTTCCTACGAGTACGACGCCGACTATATTTACTCCGCGTTTATGCAGGCCTACGGCCTGGATCTGGCGCGGCATCCCCTCCACTGGTGGCAGTTTCGAGCGCTTTTTCGATCGCTCCCTGAAGAGACTCAGCTGGTCAAAATCATCGGCTACCGCACGATGAAGATCCCGGCCAAGGCGTCCAAGGAGCAACGGCAGCATTATGAGCACCTGAAGCGCGTCTATGCGCTCCCTCAGTCGGCTGACCGGCAGCAGCTTGAAAGTGACCTGAACTCTCTACTCATGAACGGCGGCAACCCCGCCGTCCTTTTGACAGGAGGAGAAGGTCATGGCATCAGACGGGACTCTGAAATTTGATACAAGCCTGGACACTGGCGGCCTACAGTCCGGCATGGGCAAGGTCGCGAGCGTCGCTCAGCAGGCGCTGGGCGTATTCACCGGCCAGATGATGACCAGAGCAGTTGATGCTCTGGCCAATCTCGGCAAGTCAGCTCTCGACAGTGTGGGGCAACTGGAGCAGAACGTCGGAGGCGTGGAGACGCTCTTCGGCGATGCAGCTGACGCGGTCATCGCGTCGGCAGATCGGGCCTACCAGACGGCGGGCATGTCTGCCAATGACTACATGAGCACGGTCACGAGCTTCTCGGCGTCCCTGCTCCAGTCCCTCGGCGGAAATACCGAGGAAGCGGCCAAAGTGGCCGACATGGCCATCATCGACATGGCCGACAACGCGAACAAGATGGGGACGTCCATGGACATGATCCAGAACGCCTACCAGGGCTTCGCGAAACAAAATTACACGATGCTGGACAACCTGAAGCTCGGCTACGGCGGCACCAAGACCGAGATGGAGCGCCTCCTGGCTGATGCTGAAAAGCTGACCGGCGTCAAGTATGACATTAACAACCTGAACGACGTCTACCAGGCGATCCACGCGGTCCAGGAGGAAATGGGGATCACCGGCACCACGGCCAAAGAGGCCGCGAGTACGCTGGAGGGCTCCATGGCTTCGGCCAAGGCTGCCTGGGACAACTTCATGAACGGATCCAGCGATGCGGACCAGCTGGCGGACGCCTTCGCCACGGCAGCGGACAATATCGTCAAGAACCTCGCCGAGATCATTCCGCGCTTCGCTGAGACGCTTCCAGCGCTCGGCGGCGCTATTATTGCACAGATCCCGGGTCTGGTGGCTGCCATCGTTCCGGCCGTGCTCTCAGCAGGCCAGAGCGTCCTGAAGCAGCTCCAGGACGCGGTCCTGGACTTCGACTTCGCCGGAACAGCTGACAAGGTCGTCCAGATGATCACGGGCTTCATCGAAGGCGACGGACTGGGCTCTCTCCTGGACACTCTTGTCACAATTTTCACCGGCGTCGTGAATGGCATCAGCTCCATGCTGCCGTCGCTTCTGCCTGCGCTGATCGAGCTGATCAGCTACGTTGTGACCTCACTCCTGGACCAACTGCCCGCAATCCTCGACTGCGCGCTGGAGCTGATCCTCGGTCTGGCTCAGGGCATCCTTGCGGCGCTTCCTGTACTGATCGAAGCACTGCCGGAGGTCATCAGCTCCATCGTGGAGTTCCTGATCTCGGCCATCCCGCAAATCATTGACGCCGGCATCGAGCTCCTGATGGCACTGGTGGACGCCCTGCCTGTCATCATCGACGCGCTGGTGGACGCCCTGCCTCAGATCATCAAGGCCACCGTGACGGCTCTGATCGCCGCAGCACCTCAGATCGCGAAGGCTGGCGTCAAGCTCCTGGGGGCCCTGATCGAAGCCATCCCAGTCATCGTGGTCGAGCTGGCGAAGGCCGTGCCGGACATCGTCGCGGCCATCATCGACGTGCTGGCCGAGCTTCCCGGTCTGATCGGTGAAGTCTTCGCCGAGATCGTGACGGACCTCGTCGAGTGGGGCCAGCAGATGCTCAGCAATGCCTCCACGGCCATGAGCAATATGCTCAGCCAGGTCAACAGCATCATCCAGGAACTACCTGGCAAGATCTGGACGCACCTGGTCAATGCGGTGAACAGGGTCATCGCCTGGGGCCAGCAGATGGTCTCCAACGCTTCGACCGCAGCGAGCAATATGCTCAGCAAGGTCAGCGGCATCATCCAGGAGCTACCCGGAAAGATCTGGACGCACCTGGTCAACACCGTCAATAAAGTGGTGGCCTGGGGCCAGCAGATGGTCTCCAACGCTTCGGCCGCAGCGAGCAATATGCTCAGCAAGGTCTCCAGCACGCTCCAGCAGCTCCCTGGCAAGGTCTGGGACTATCTGAGCCAGGCGGCCCAGAAGGTCGTCACCTGGGGCACACAGCTGGCCCAGAAAGGCGCCGCAGCGGCGACCCAGCTGTTCAACTCCATCGTCAACGGGCTCAGCAGCCTGCCGAGCAAGATGGCGGAGATCGGCAGCAACATCGTCAGCGGCATCTGGAACGGCATCAGCTCTGGCTGGAACTGGCTGACGAACAAGGTCAGCAACCTGGCCAACAGTCTGCTGGACGCCGCGAAAGACGCCCTCGGCATCAACTCTCCGTCCAAAGAGTTCGCGGACGAGGTCGGCCGCTGGATCATGCCCGGCGTGGGCAAGGGCCTGGACAAGTCCATGCCTGCAACGCTGAAGGACATGAGGGCCAAGGCCGGCGAGCTCGTCAGTGCCATGCGGGCCGAGATGTCGGCAAGCGCCGGGCAGCTAACCGTCGGAGCTTCGCACGCTGCGGGGCTGAGAATGGCGGGCGCCGGCACTACCGTCTACAATGATAACCGCATGGAGCAGAGCAACACCTACAACGTGCCTGTGGCTACTCCTTCCGAGGTGGCCAAGAAGCAGCGCGAGGCTCTGCGGAACATGGTCGGAGGTGTGAAATGACAGTAAACACATTAACCATCGAGCTGACCTGCAACGGCAAGACCCTCAAAATGGGACCGGGCCAGGACATTGACATCACTGCCGTGTCCGGCCTGGAGGCCTCTGAGGTGGAGATCAGCACATCAGACAACGCCCTGGTGGACGGGGCGTCTGTCGATGGCAAGAAGATCAAACCAAGGCCGATCCACATCGAGGCCAGCTTCAGAAGCAGCAAGAACAACCCGGAAAACCGGGCCAAAGTAATCAAGTTTTTCAACCCGAAGTACACCGGCAAGGCGCTCATCACCAACATGGGCGTCAGCCGCAACATCGAGTACGAGCTGGAGGGCTGGACCTTCGCAGCATCGAAGAACATGGACAGCAAGCTGAAGATCCTGGTGGATCTGATCTGTCCGGACCCGTATATGCTCAATGTGGACAACTTCGGCAAGAACATGGCGAACATCACGCCGCTGTTCTCTTTCCCCTGGATCTCCCTCCGCAAGAGGATGGAGACGGGCAAGCTGGACTACAAGCCGGAAGCCCGTGGCCTTCTCCTGGGTGGCAACACTGCCGGCTACAGAACGCTGAAGAAGGAGGTCGTGCTGAGCAACGACGGAGACGTCCCGACCGGTGTCCAGATCCAGTTCATCGCGACCAGGGGCACCGTGGTCAACCCTAAGATCACGAACACCGGCACGGGCCAGTTCATGCGCGTGAGTGTCACGATGCAGACCGGCGACGTGCTTCTCATCGACACCAACGACCGGCACCAGGTCATCACTCTGAACGGCGTCAACTACTACCAGCGCATCGACCGCCGGAGTGAGCCCTTCAAGCTGGAAGTGGGCGACAACTATCTGGAGTACGACGCGGATGGGAACTACACCAACCTGGACGTCAATCTGTTCTACACTCCGAAGTATCTGGGGGTGTAGCGCATGAATTTGATCATCCTCGACCAGAACTTCGACACGCTGGGCGTCGTCAGCGTGTTCAATACGCTCATCTGGGACCGGCGGTACTACGCCTCCGGCCTGTTCGAGCTGCACACTCCCGCCGAGTTTTTCACGCTGATGAACACCGGCCGCTACCTCTACCGGAACGACCGGGACGAACTGGGCGTGATCCGCGAGGTCAACCTCGCGAGAGACGCCAAAGGCACCCGGACAGCCTACTGCAAGGGCTACTTCTCTGAGGAACTCCTGAACGGCCGCGTGCTCAACACGCAGATCAGCCTCACCGGCACGCCGGAGGTCATCGGCCGGAAGATGGTGGACCGCTACGTGATCAACCCGACCGATGCCGGCCGGAAGATCTCCCAGGTCAAACTGGGCGAGCTGAAGGGCATCGGCGCGAGTGTCACGGTTACGGCTACCGGCGACAACCTGGGCGGCAAGCTCTATGAAATCGAGAAGACCCAGGAGCTCAGCCACCGGCTGCGCTACGACTACCTGAACAACGACCTCATCTTCGAGGTGTGGAAAGGCAAGGACAGAACGGACGACCAGACTGAGAACAGCTGGGCCATCTTCTCGGACAGCTTCTACAACGTCAAGAACGCCGTCTACGACCGGGATGAGTCCGAGTATAAGAACTTCGCCTACGTCGCCGGCGAGGGAGAAGGCTCCGCCCGTGTCATCGTGGAGGTGGATCTCCGCAGCAGTGCGGACGAGGAGCGCCGGGAGCTCTACGTGGACGCCCGGGATCTCCAGAGCACCTACCAGGACGACGCCGGCGACGAGCACACGTACACGGCCGACCAGTACAAGGCGCTGCTTCGTCAGCGCGGTCTGGAGAAGCTGGCCGAGTACCAGAAGATCGAGACCGTCAGCGGCGACGTGGATCCCAACGCCAACCTGACCTACGGCGTGGACTTCGACCTGGGCGACCTCTGCACCTACCGCTACGCAGACGTCGGCATCGAGACCACCAAGCGAATCACCGAGATCCAGGAGGTCTACGAGGGCAGCAAGCAGACCCTCTCCGTCGTCTTCGGCAATGACCAGATGACCAGCATCACGAAAATCATCCAAAGGGAGGTATTTTAACATGGCCATGAGATACGGCTATTTTGACTCGGAGATCACCGGCGTGGACTCCGAGGGTATGCCTATTTTTGACAGAGCAGAGACGTCGGAACTGTTCCGCCTGCTCTTTTCCAAACTGCTGACCAATGGCGTTCTGGCCAAGCCTGCCGACTGCTTCAAAGTGCTGGCAGGCGACACTGGCCTGAGCGTCACGGTCCGCCCTGGCTTCGGCCTGATCAACGGCGCCTTCGCCTATGATCCTGCCCCTGCCACTTTCCAGCTGGCCGCAGCTCCAACGAGCTACAGCCGCATCGACCGTGTCGTGCTGCGCTGCAACTATCTGGAGCGCCTCTGCGAGATCATCGTGAAGACTGGCACGGCAGCGGCAACGCCCCAGGCTCCAGAGCTCATCCAGCCCGTCAGCGGCGACTACTACGAGCTGGGCCTGGCAAACGTAACGGTCAGCGCCAACCAGACCGTCATCACTCAGAGCTCCATCAGCGACACCCGCCCCAACAGTGCAGTCTGCGGCTACATCACCCAGTTCATCGACAGCATCGACACCGAGGCCTTCTATGACCAGTTCAATGCCTTCTATGCTGAGTTTGTGGCCAAGTCCAACGCCAGCTACTCCCAGTTCGAGCAGATGGCCAAGGCAGCCTATGACGGCTTCACGGCTGCCATCGACGGATACATCGAGGCGCTGGAGACCAAGGGCAACACAGATCTGACCGCCGTCACGGAGGCCATGAAAGAGTTCCAGCGCACCAGCCAGAACGCTTTCAACGAGTGGTTTGCCACCGTGCAGGGCCTTCTGGACGAGGACGTCGCCGGCAGGCTCATCAACAAGACGAGCGATCTGGACGAGCGCCTGACCGCTCTGGAATACATGATCATCCACAACGATCTGTTCACTCACGTCGTTGACGATGACGGCAACCCGATCCTGGACGACGATGGCAACGCGATCATCGGCGACTGGAAATATAAAACCGCATAAGGAGGAACATTATGCAGATTGACGTAACAAACGGCAAACGCTTCACAGAGTACGACGCGCTGGCTGCCGTAGCCAGCGGGGAGGACGTTCTCCTGGTACGACTCGCAGACGGCACAGGCGTCAAGAGGATCCCTATCAGCGCCATCAAGGCCTTCATCAATGGAGACCTGGACACGCTGGAGACTGAGGACAAGACCAGCCTGATCACCGCCATCAACGAAGTCTTCGGCCTGGTAGGCACCAACGCCCAAGACATCAAAGCCCTGAAGGAGCTGACCACAATGCTCGGCCAGACTGGGGCATCCAGGGCCAACTCCTTCATCTATGAGCACGACCTCGGCACCAGCTTCACCGCTGAGCAGTCCGCCGACATCCGTACCGGCAAGTTTGAGAAGGTCCGCACTGGCGGCTACTGGACCATCAACGGCCGCAAATACTGGGCCGCCCATGCTGACTACCGTCTGCACTGCGGCGACACCGAACTGACCACCCACCATATGCTGGTCATCCCCGACAAGTCCTTCTATAACGGCGTGATGAATGACACTAACGTCACGACCGGCTCCTACTACGGCAGCAAGATGAAGACCTTCGGCCTGGCCAACGCTCTGGCCACTGTCAAGGCTGACTTCGGCGCAGACCACATCCTGACTCACAGGATCCTCCTGGCCAACGCTATCAGCAATGGCGCCAGCTCCGGCTGGGCATGGTACGACAGCCAGATCGACCTGATGAACGAGCACATGGTCTACGGCTCCTACGCATGGGGCGGCGGAGCGCAGAACGGCTACGACGTCGGGGCAGACAAGAGCCAGCTGGCTCTGTTCCAGGCACGCCCGGATCTGATCACGAACAGAGAGAACTGGTGGCTGAGAGACGTCCGGACGGCGACGAATTTCTGCTTTGTCAGCGACGCCGGTCCTGCCGACACCTGGGGCGCCTCGGCCTCCCGCGGCGTCCGCCCGGCTTTCCTGATCTATTGATCAAAAATCCCGGCCCCTCGTGGGCCGGGTAAATCTAATCAAGGAGATAAGATAGCGTGTCAGACATCCCCAAAAGTAAAAGAGCATATTCCAACCTGGAAGCGCACCACAAGGCGCTGGAGATCCGCAGGAAGATCGCGGTGGAGCTCCTGGCCAGCTTCGCCTACAGCGAGAAAAAGCTGGAGGAAGCCGTCCGGAAGCAGACGCAACACATCCAGGACCCTGAGCATAGGACGGAGGCCGCCCAGGCCATCCGCAACCTGGAGGAAGACTTCGCCTGCTGGTTTATCAAGCGCCACCGCGACCGGGTGGACGACCTCTGCTGCGACATCGCGCAGCATCTCAGAGGCGCCAATACCATCTGGCCGACCTACCACTTCGAGTATAAGGACAGGCGCGGCGAGCTAAACCAGGCGCTGAAGTGCTGCAACAAGCTCCAGGACGAGCTCCAGTACATCGCCGAGTCGCTGCCGGCAGACAAGAACAAGTATATGGACATCGTGCTGGAAGTCGAGGCCCTGTTCAACATGATCAAGGCACTGCGGCAGTCTGACAACCGTTTCCTGAAGCATCTGAAAGACTAAGAATATAGGGTGTCCTCTGTACGGACCGTCCAGTCGGCGACGAATTTCTGCAATGTCAACAACAACGGTAATGCCAACAACTGGAACGCCTCGAACTCCATCGGCGTCCGCCCGGATTTCACAACTGCACAAAGTCATCGGGCAAGTTCCCGCGTGCAGCAATGGGAAAGGAGAGGCCATCCTTCCAGCGGAAGCTGGTAAATGCTAACCAGGACGCTCCCGGTCACGACCGATGGGGCTATCGCGTGGTTTTTATATGACTGTATATTTTGATGCTAATAACATTTATGACGCCGGGACCAAGGCGATGCAAAGCAGCAAGTTCAAACACGGCACCCAGCTGTTCGAGATGAACCACCTGCTGACCACTGCCCACATCCGGCAGGACTTTATCACCGGCGACTACAAGCCGGATCCGGGCAACAAGTTCCCGATCAATGAGCGCGGGCATCCGCGCTACATAACCAGTAACACGATGGTGGACAAGACGGTCAACCATCTGCTCTGCGACGAGGTGCTGACGCCGTCCATCAGCAAGTACCTGATCTATGACAACGGCGCCTCACAGAAGGGCAAGGGCGTGGCTTTCCATCGTCGCCGCTTCGAGGCTCGACTGCATCAGTATTTCATGCAAAACGGCACCAACGAGGGATACATCCTCCTGGTGGACTTCTCCGGCTATTATGCCAACATCCCGCACGACAAGTGCCTGGAGGTGCTCCAGACGTTCCTGGAGCGAGAAGTCGAAGATCCGGAGACGCTGGCCATCACTGAGATGCTGCTGCCGCTCATCTTCAAGACCTTCGAGCAGGACGTCTCTCGTTTCACTGACAAGGAGATCGAGGCGATGATGGCCGGAAAAATCGACCCGATGCTGAACTACGGCGTGGATCCAGCGCTCCTGACCGGCGAGAAAATGCTCCGGAAGGGTGTGGACATCGGCTCCCAGCCTTCGCAGAACATCGGCATCGTCTACCCCTACCGGCTGGACAATTATGCCAAGATCGTCAAGGCGGTCAAAGGATACGGCCGTTATACCGATGACTCCCACGCAATCGCCCGGACCCGGGAGGAGCTGCTGGAACTTCTGGACGGTCTGGAGAAGGAGGCGAAAGAGTATGGGCTGATAATTAACCGCAAGAAAACCAGGATCGTGAAATTGTCCTCGGAGTTCCGGCACCTGCAGGTGTGCTACTCCTTAACGGAGACCGGCAGAATTATCCGGAAGATCAACCCGAAGAACATCACAAGGGAGCGGCGCAAGCTGAAGGCCTACAAGCGCCTGCTCGATAGCGGCCGCATCGACTACGCGACGGTCGAGAACGCCTTCAAGTCCTGGCTGGGAAGTCACTGGAAGTATATGCCGCATGATCAAGTTTATAACATGAGCAGCCTCTACTATGAGCTGTTCGGAAGGAGACCAAAATGGAAAAAAGGACATGGAAGATTACACTGGCTGATGGCACATCCCTCGACGGCCTCGACCTCAACGGGAACAACTACATCAGCTCCGCCGCCGTCGCCGAGGCCACCTTCGCCGGTAAGCTCTCCAGCGTGACCATCGAGGGGCCTGACGGCACCCAGACCTATCAGGACATGAAGCTGGTCCAGATCAGCAAGGTCGGCAAGAGCTACTGGTTTATCCTGGCCGAGAAGACGGCTGAGGAAAAGCAGAAGGAACTCGCCACAGCTGCTCTGGCCACCAACGCCAACAGCATCACCGACCTTCAGCTCGCTCTGGCTGAGGTCTATGAAATGATTATCGGAGGTAAATAACTATGGCTAAAGTTTACGCAGCTCTCATCAAGAAGGGGCTCAAAACCATCGACGACGTGCCCGAAAATCTGCGCGACGAAGTCCGCGCGCTCCTGGAGGAGTAAGATGATCCGGCGCTTCAGATCCTGGCTCAGAAAGGAGGTGAACAACATGGCAGTCATCTACGTCGCCCTGATCGTCAAGGGCAAGCGTACCTACGACAGCGTCCCTGACCTGATCAAGCCCCAGGTCAAGGAGATGCTGATCGACCTGGAACTGGCAGAGCTCGTCACTGAGTAAAGCCCATAATGCCCCCACGAATATCTCCGTGGGGGCATAATTCTAAGCAAATAAAAAGAAGGAAGGTACACAACATGAAAACTGGAATTTGCACAGCAGTGGGAGTCGTGGGCGGCTTCATCGCCAGCCTTTTCGGAGGCTGGGACGCAGCTCTGACCACACTCCTGATCTTCATGGGCGTGGACTACGCTACCGGTCTCATCGTTGCCGGCGTGTTTCACAGATCCCAGAAGTCCACAGACGGCGCCCTGGAGAGTCGCGCCGGATGGAAGGGTCTCTGCCGTAAGGGCACGACTCTCCTGGTGGTACTGGTAGCCTGCCGCCTCGATCTGGTCACGGGCTCCACATTCATCAGAGACACGACGATCATCGCCTTCGTCGCCAATGAGACGATCAGCATTATCGAAAACGCCGGACTGATGGGCGTGCCTATCCCTGCCGTCGTGGTGAAGGCCATCGACATCCTGGAACAGAAGGCGGAGGGCGACGCTAACACCAGCCCAGGCAAGGAGTAAGCCGTGAAGGCGACAAGGTCCTCCACCGAGAGGACCATCTGGAACTACTTCTGCTGCAAAGGTTTCAGCCCGGCCGGTGTGGCCGGGCTGATGGGCAACCTCTACGCCGAGAGCGGGCTCAATCCGATAAACCTCCAGAACACCTACGAAAAGCGCCTGGGCCTCACGGACGCCGAGTACACGGCCGCCGTGGACTCCGGGAGCTACTCCAACTTCGTCCGCGACAGCGCCGGCTACGGCCTCGCGCAGTGGACATACTGGAGCCGCAAGGAGGCCATGCTCAACTATGCCCGGAAGACCGGCGCGTCCATCGGCGACCTGATGATGCAGCTCGACTTCATGTTCCAGGAGCTGAAGGGCCACGTGGCCGTCTTCCAGGTACTCCGGACAGCCCGGACCGTGAAGGAGGCGTCCGACATCGTGCTGACCAAGTACGAGCGCCCGGCCGACATGAGCAACGCCGTCAAGGTAAAGCGGGCCGGCTTCGGCCAGGCATACTACGACGCCTACGCAAACACTACAACAACCTCAGAGAAGGAGGAGATCACCGTGAGCAACAGCCCTCTGGTAACGTACACCAACATCACCAAGAACAAGACCAGCCCCCGCAACCACGCCATCGACACCATTACGATCCACTGCATCGTGGGCCAGTGGACGGCGAAGCAAGGCTGCGATTTTTTTTCCACCACTGACCGCGAGTGCAGCGCCAACTACATCGTCGGCAAGGATGGCTCCATCGGCCTGTCCGTCGATGAGGCGGATCGCTCCTGGTGCACTTCCAGCCGTGAGAACGACAACCGCGCCATCACCATCGAAGTCGCCAGCGACACCGAGCACCCCTACGCCGTGACCGATGCAGCCTACGCTGCACTGATCAAGCTGATAGCCGACATTT